GAGAAGTATGTAGGTATGGATATGGAGGGTACGTTCGGAGACCCTGACGATATGGGGTCAATGCCCTTCACTCGAACCCTTGAGGACTGGGCAAGGTTTGACATTAATGCCCGAACAAAGTTTGATGCATCTATCAGTTCAGGACTTGCAATTATGGCAAATCAAAAACACCTCTATACCCCACAAAGAGAACAGTCGAAAATAAGCATTAACTTTGCAAGATACGATAACTCTGGCAAATCCAGCCGATTAAACACATAGATGGAGGAAGTTACAGTAAATGTTTCCGCTGCAGGGTTCCCTGACCAGTTTGCAACAGATAAAGAGAAAGCCTCCTTAGAGTATGGTCTAATGGTTGGTCAAGCCATACAGTATGAGTGGTTTAAGAGAGATGGAGGGGCTTGCAGATACTATGACCAATTTAGAGAGTTTCACAGATTAAGACTTTACGCACGAGGAGAGCAGTCAGTAGGTAAGTATAAAAATGAGCTTGCTATTGATGGCGACCTTTCTTATTTAAACCTGGACTGGACACCAGTTCCCATATTACCAAAGTTTGTTGACATAGTTGTCAACGGTATGGCAGACAGGTTATTTAAAATACGATCATACGCTCAAGACGCTTTGTCTTCCGAGCACAGGAACAGATATCAAGAAAGGGTAGAGGCTCAAATGGTGAGTAAAGACCTTCTGTTACAGATACAGGAGGATTTCGGGGTTGACCCGTTTACAATGAATCCTGATGAGGTTCCTGAGAGTGACGATGAAATGGCGTTGCACATGCAGCTTAATTATAAGCCAGCTATTGAGATAGCTGAGGAAACTGCCATCAACACTATACTTGACGAGAATCATTATCAAGACACAAGAAAAAGACTTGACTACGATCAGATGGTACTTGGCGTATCAGTAGCAAAACATGAGTTTAGAAGAGGCGAAGGTGTTGTAATTGACTACGTAGACCCTGCTAATGTTGTGTATAGCTATACTGAAGACCCATACTTTAAAGATTGTTTCTATTGGGGTGAGATAAAGACCATGCCAATAGCTGAGCTTATTAAGATAGACCCCGACCTCACAAATGAGGACATGGAGTTGATATCTAAGTATAGTCAGAGCTGGAACAACTACTATAACGTGTCTCAGTTCTATGAGAACGACATGTTCTATAGAGATACTTGTACGTTAATGTTTTTCAATTATAAGACAACTAAGAAGTTTGTCTATAAAAAGAAAAAACTTGAAACTGGAGGTGAGCGTGTTATCGAGAAAGATGACGACTTCAATCCACCACAAGAGATGATGGATGAGGCCAACTTCGAGAGAGTGGAGAAAACAATCGAGGTTTGGTACGAGGGAATTATAGTTATGGGTACTAATATTGTATTGAAGTGGGAGCTTGCCAAGAATATGGTACGACCTAAGTCAGCAAGTCAGCATGCGATGCCTAACTATATTGCTTGTGCGCCAAGGATGTACAAAGGAGTTATTGAGTCTCTTATAAGAAGAATGATTCCATTTGTAGATCTTATTCAAGTTACTCACTTAAAGATGCAGCAGATTATTGCCCGTATGGTTCCTGACGGTGTGTTCATTGATGCAGACGGATTAAATGAGGTTGACCTTGGAACAGGAAACGCATACAATCCGGAGGATGCATTAAGACTTTATTTCCAAACTGGTAGTGTTGTCGGAAGGAGTTATACCCAAGATGGCGAGTTTAATAACGCAAGAGTCCCTATACAACCTATAAACTCAACGGGCAGTGCGGCTAAGATGCAGTTACTGATTTCTAACTACAATCACTACCTTGATATGATTAGGGCTGTAAGTGGTTTGAATGAGGCACGAGACGGCACAAGTCCTAACCCCGATGCACTTGTTGGAGTTCAGAAGCTTGCTGCTTTAAGCTCAAACACAGCTACACGACATATACTTGAATCAAGTCTATTTATACTCAGAAGACTTTCGGAAGCTCTATCGTATAGAGTTGCTGATATACTTGAGTATGCAGACTTCAAGGAGGAGTTCTTGAATCAGATAGGAAAGTATAACGTAAACACGTTAGACCAGATAAAGGACTTGTACTTGTATGATTTCGGAATATTTATAGAGTTGTCTCCTGACGAAGAGGAGAAGGCTCAGCTAGAGGCCAATATACAAATGGCCTTGTCTAAGCAAGACATAAACCTTGAGGACGCTATTGACATTAGAGAGGTAAGAAACATTAAGCTTGCTAATCAATTGCTGAAATTCAAGAGAAAGAAAAAGCAAGAGGCTGACCAGCAACAAGCAATGCAAGCGCAGCAGATGCAAGCTCAGACACAGATGCAATCTCAGCAAATGGCAGCGCAAGCGGCACAGCAGAAGATACAGCTTGAGTCTCAGGCTAAGATGCAACTTGAACAAGCTAAAGCTCAACTTAGCATTCAGAAACTTGACGCAGAGGCTAATGCCAAACTATTGCTTATGGAGCGTGAGTTCGAGATGAATATGCAGCTAAGGGGTCTAACTGAGGCTGATATAGCTGGAAGAGAGCAGGGCAAGGAGGACGCTAAGTCTGAAAGAATTAGTCAGCAGAATACGCAGCAATCTAAATTGATTGAGCAGCGTAAAAACAATCTGCCGTCTATAAACTTTGAATCAAACGAGGATAGCCTTGATGGGTTTGACCTTGCAGAGTTTTCACCCCGATAAAAATAAAATCAATAATTTTGCATAAAATCAAATAAAAATGGCTGAATTTAAAGTAAGAGACCTCGGAGAGGTTGAGTCAAAGTCTGTTCAAGAAGTAGAGAAAGAACTTCTCGAAAAGCATGAACAGCAGTTTGAAGAGCAAAAAGCGGAAACGCCAGATGTAGAGGAGAAGAAGGAAGAAACTCCAACGGAGGAGTTTAAAATAAAAGACGAAGACGTTCTTTCACATATTAAAGACCGATACGGTAAAGATATTAGCTCTATTGATGAGTTGATTTCTGAACGTGAATCATCCCCCGAATTACCGGAGGATGTTGAGGCTTTCTTTAAGTACAAGAAAGAGACTGGTCGAGGTATAGATGATTTCATCAAGTTAAACAAAGACTTTGATGAGATGGATTCAGACATGTTGCTTGCAGATTACTACAAGCATACAGAAGACGGTTTGGACAGTGATGACATCAATGATTTGATTGACTCAAAGTTCGGATACGATGAAGACCTTGACGAAGACTCACTTATAAAGAAACAGAAGTTAGCCAAAAAACGAGAACTCAATAAAGCTAAGAAGTTCTTTAAAGAGCAGCAAGAGTCATACAAGGTTCCCCTTGAGTCAAGGAAGGAGTCTGACGATTTAAGCTCTAACGAAGAATACAAGGCTTATAGAGATAAAATGAAAGAGGCAGAAAGTGTCGAAGCTGAGAACCAGAAAAAAAGAGAATGGTTCAGCAAGAAGACTGATGAACTTTTCAGTGACGAATTCAAAGGTTTTGAGTTCAGTGTCAATGATGAGAAATTCACCTTCAAACCAGCGGATGCAGCGGAGCTTAAAGAAAGTCACCAAACACCATTAAACTTTATACACAAGTATATTGGTAAGGATGGGCTATTAGAGGACGCAGTGGGATACCATAAAGCTCTTTCAGCAGCAATGAACCCTGACAAGTTTGCCAAGTTCTTTTACGAGCAAGGGCAAGCAGCAGCAGTCGATGGCATGGCGAAGAAGTCTAAAAATATAGACATGAACACTCGCAGAGCGCCAGAGGTTACTAAGAAAGGGGGAATGCAAGTACGATCATTGAACCAAGACTCAGGTCGAGGTTTGAAGATTAGAAGTAAACGAACATAAACTTTTTAAAGAAAAAACAAAATGCCTTTAAACGCCACCCCTACATTTGCTTTGCAGCCATCTGCTGAGCGTGTAGCATTATCAACAAATTATCTAACAAACGCTGACTTCACATGGTTGCAGCAGTATCTTCCTGACACTTACGAAAAAGAATTCGAGCGTTACGGAAACAGAACCATTGCGTCTTTCTTACGTATGGTAGGTGCTGAGATGCCTTCTAACTCTGACCTTATCAAATGGGCAGAACAAGGACGTCTACACACTAAGTACACTAACGTAGGTACTGCCGCTTTAGCTGCTGCTGACACTGCTCAGTTTCAAGTGAACGACACTATACCAGGTGGAAACGACAGAGCAATCAGAGTTGGACAGACAGTTCTTATTTCTCAAAATGACGGATCAGGAACAAACAAAGGAGTAGTAATTCTTGCTCCGGTTCCAGCTTCACTTACTTTTACTGTTGCTTTCTACGAAGGTGGCGGTCTTGTTACTGCTGGTACTGGTGCAGGAAACGCTGATGTTACCGTTATGATTTACGGTTCTGAGTTTGCAAAAGGAACCACAGGAATGGTAGGTTCTCTTGAAGCAGAAGATGAAATCTTCAGCAACAAACCAATCATCATTAAAGACAAGTACTCTGTGTCAGGTTCTGACATGGCTCAAATCGGATGGATTGAAGTAACTACGGAAAACGGAGCTACTGGATTCCTATGGTACTTGAAGTCTGAGCATGAGACTCGTCTACGTTTCGAGGACTACCTTGAGACTGCAATGATTGAGGCTGTTCCTGCTGAAGCGCTATCTGGTGTTATTGCTCAACCTGGTCTTTTAAATGGTGGATCAGACGGTATCTTCTACACTGTAGGTCTAAGAGGAAACGTATTCGGAGGTGGTAATCCAACCACTCTTGCTGAATTCGATTCTATCATCCAAAGACTTGACCGACAAGGTGCTATCGAGGAGAATGTTCTTTTCGTAAACCGTCAGTTCTCTTTCGATATTGACGATATGCTTGCTGCACAGAACTCTTACGGAGCTGGTGGTACATCATTCGGTCTTT